CTAGTACCCCAATCAGCATCTCCATCTGCTGGTTCTGCTACTCTAAGATTATTTACAAAAGTTGATGCCATAATTTACGCCACTTCTGACCAATTTGGTGTTTGTGAATCTGTTACTAGAGTCCAGCTTGGTGTTTGACTTGTATCCACTGGACCCCATATGTTAATTGTTCCTGCGTTACCTGTCGCTGCTATACCAGCCGCCTCTATTGTAGCACCTGTTCCTGCGGTTACAGTAACACTTCCTACAGATGACGTAGCAGATATACCTGTAACTGAAACTATAGTCCCTGCAAGGGCAGATACACTTCCTGCGCTGGCAGTAAGACCAGTAAACGCAACGTCTTGATTATAACCACCTCTGTTATAACCTTGTGTTATTTGGTTATAACCAGTAAAAAATATGGTTACATCAGTCATTAGGCGATCCTAATTATCGCACTAGATGCATCCGCTGTTGGAAACTGTATCGTAAAGTCTCCTGTAGAAGATGACTTGTCTGAACCAAAATCAAGTATTAACACCGCTCGATTAGCAGACCCTGCAGTGGTTGATGAGTTGTATATCATCGCGCCTCTGGCAGTGATCGTAGAGCTAGAGAAAGTTAGATCTGCAAAGTCTGTCAAGGCAGTGGTACTTGATGTCGTAGGCGTTACGTTTGTTAACGCTGAACCTCCAGAACTATAACCAGTACCTGATGCTTCGTTGCTTGTTGTGAAAGCTGTCGTAGCGGCTCCCAAACTAGCACTGCTGGTATACAAAGCTAACTTAAATGCATTACCGGACCCGGTTGACGTTGTTGTTCCACCACCTGATCCACTCGTAAAATTATGTACACCTTGAAGCAATTCTTGCTTGAAAGACGTACACATTGCTTGACTGATAGCCATTACAGTTTCCTCAATATTTCAGCCATATCATCATGACCTTGTTTTTTAAATTCATTATAAAGAGTAGTTCTATCACTTTTAATACCTTGATTCAAAGCATGAACAATGACATGAAACATTCTTTCTCTAAACATTTCTGCTTGTTGTCTCAATACAGGATCAGCGCTGTCAGCAATGTTGATAATCTTAGCCACAGCGTTTGCTGCTAGTTCCTCTGACGTATGTCCTCTTTCAGAAGTAGTCTGAACATTAATACTACCGGGCTCCATTTTTACTTCTAAATCAAACATGCTTAATTCCTAGCAATATCAAATCTGTATTCATCCCTAGCTCCGTACCCTTCACCTAATCTCTTTAAGCTTTGAAGCGCCATATCAAACCTTTGCTGATACAAAGGTATTTCCTCTGGTGCTTTTAAGAAAGTAGCTGCTTCTACCAAAGTGCCATAAAGCAAGGCATCCGGTGCGTTGTCAGATATCCAGGTGGTTCCACTGTCAGCGCCTGCAGTCAATGACGCTGGCCTATATTTGTAGTGGAGTTCAACTGTGTAAGTCGAATCAGGCGTTGGTCCAAGAATAAATGTATTGTCATCAAACAAAGCATAGTATTTAGGCAATCCGGTTGTAGAAGCATTGGGTGTGTAATCTCTTATAAATGACACATGCTTGAACAATAGATAAGAATAAACACTGCTTGATATCACAGCCAAACTGTACGATGAGAGAAAGTCATCGGGCGTTGATAAATAAGTATTGCCTGAACCCAGAGTACCTGTCTGATTCTTTCTGAATACAGGCATCTCTACGTTCTTTAAAATTCTTTCTTCAGCTTCTTTGATAAAGGTCGGAAGCGTGGAAACAAAAGTTGTTTCTGATGTTTCGCAATAGTTCTGAACTGCTGTTTTTAAAGTTGCAAGTGTAAAACTCATACTGTCACCGTCACTGTTCCTACGCTTATTGTAACCTCTATTCCATCAAAAGCAGAACCTATTGAGTCTCCAGTAACTGTAATCATTCGATTAGGATCAATGGTTCTAACAACACCAGCCCCAGCCACTCGTGAAGCAGGCACAGAGGGTCTTGGGTTCTTTAATGCTTGAGGATCTACCAGATGTCTTGGGGGATCTAATTGAGGATGCTTGGGCTCGTAGCACTCAGAACAAACTCTGAACCCTGTCCATTCTTTTCTTAACTTGGTGTACTTGTATCTGAAACCACATCTATCACATATGGCAACTGAGTATCTACCAGATGCATAGGCCATCAGGCTCTCCTGGTAGTGGAGAGAGCAGGAGCGACTCTTAACGAAGCTCTACTGCTATCCTGATCTGCTGCCCTCTGAAATTCTTCTTCGTAAAAACCTTTTAACATTTGAACTCTATCAGGAGCTCGTTTAAGTGCAATGTAATAAGACAATCCAGCCGCTAAACAAGGATAGAATCTAAACGGCATATCGACTGTATTCACACTCGCATCTGCATCTTCAATTCTAACTAGTCTATTGATCAGAACTTGGTCAGTGCTGTTCTCAGCGGCAGGCCAGAAGTACAGTCTAGGCGTTATCTGCTTGTCTAAAAACCATTGAGTTGGTCTGGCTTTCGTAGATTTATTAGGAATGTTCCAGTATTCAGAACGACTGACTTGTTCCATTGAGATATCGGTAGTAGTGCTTCCCTCCGTTCTTCTCAACACAACATCGAGTACATCAATTGTGGTAGATGTTAAGTCAATAAATTCAGCAGCTTCAGTTAATGTAGTTGTCGTATTGGTGACTGTCCATTGGTTTAAACCACGGTTAGCCCAATCGGCAAATAGGAGATTGAGGGACCGCCTTGCGGTGACCCCATCATATCCTGTGCGAAACTCAAGACCGCATCGTTCAAATGCTTCTTCTATGTATTCCGCAACATCTGGTTCAAAGTCTCTAGATCCTGACGTAGCCATTTATCATTCCTTATGAGAAGAACGTAGTCATTGCTGTCAAATCAGTCACAGCCGTGAAAGTTACATATCCTCCGCCTTTAAACAAAAGACCGTCATCTGGAATATCAGGATAAGAGTTAGTGCTTGCTCCAGCAACCGTTGCAAATTGCATAACAATAGTCCCTGTAGCAGAACCCTCTCTAAACTTTAGCGTTGCCGCACCACTTCCGTTAACTACATAAATACCACGCAGACGGCATCGTGATGCTGATATAACACCAGCAATGCTTGTTCCAGAGCCTGCACTAACATTACCAGCAGGATCACCTACTGCAGTTATAGAGGTAATAGTGGCAAAAAACTTCGTGCCTGTGGCCGTGCCAGTATCAGCACCAGTTATAGACTCTGTGGCTGCAGTGCCTGATTCATCCGTACCAGCAACAGTAAAAGATATAGCACTGTCATCTCCACCACTAAGAATGGTGACGTTTCTTGGAGAGTCAAAAGTAACAGACCCTCCAGAAGCTAAAGCACCTCCTAACGTCAATGCAGCGTTATTTCCTACTGCAGCAGCAGTCGAAACACCGTCTGGATCTGCGGCAGCAGCAGTTATAAAGCTGGATGTTACGTCACTACCTGTACTTTTAAAAGCCATAGTAGTTTACCTCTCTATCGTTCAACTGCCGCTAAAATGTAGTCAATTGTCATTGTCTTTGCTGCTGCTGCTCCATTCTGAATACCAAAGCTGACAGTAAGGTCTTCATCATCAGTGGCATTTGTTAGAGTGGTTTGAGTTGCAACTTGAACATCATTAATAAATATTTCAAACGCACCGCCACCGGAGGATGCAGATCCGCCAGTTGGGTTGTAATGAAATGATGCTGTGACAAACGTATCATCGGCTATAGTAGCAACGGAGCTATTAGTGGTTGCAGAGTTATCTTTCTCAATCAGAAAGTCCATGGTTGCAGCGCCATCAGCTTTTAAGAAAAAGAATCCATCTGTGGTATCAAGAGGTGTGGTATCAGTGATACCTAAACCCATGACAAAATCAGATTCAGTTGCATCGCTTACTTTAAAACGTGCTGTAAAGAACATGTTCTTAGTTGCAACGTACTTGAAAGCCTCTCCTTTTAGTTGAAGGAAGTCCAAATCGTTATCAGCGTCATCGTTAGTAATCAAAAGCAAACCGCCAGGACCGCTTGTAAGTGCTTCACTAGCGTTACCGCTTCCAGCTTCAGTGGTGGTAATCGTCCACTCATCAGCATGATAAGTAAGAAAATCATTAAAGTAAGTAACATACTTAGTAGGATCTAAGTATGGGAATTGAAATAAAGGGTTTCCGGGTACTTGGTTAGAAACACCAGTTCTAAAATGTGTAGGCATAACAGTTCCTCCTAGAACCAACGCAATGCGTCATTATACACGATCAACAAAAGGTGGCCTTTCAGCCACCTTCCATTGTTTCACATGAAACTTATTAAGCTCCTTGAGATCCAAACACACAACGAGGGTTGCTGAATCCGAATGAGTAACGCTCTCTAGCCTTGTAGCGAACATTACCAGTATCGAAGTCACCTTCCATCGAGGTGGTGATTGGGGTTCTTTCAAAGTGCTTAAACCCATCGGGGCAGTCAGTCAAGATAAAGAATGCATCGGTATCCGTCAGGAAGTGGTTGACTGCATAGCCTTCTGGCAAGAGTCCCATATTCCTGATTGCGTTGATGTCGTTATCTGCTGTTCCCACTCTTCCGGGAGTTTCAAGCAGTCTGTCAGCAACAAACTGAAGTTGTGGCGGAACAATTAACTTAGTTCCTTTCATAGCTAGAATCATGTTTCTATCGTCAACAAAAGTTGAGATATTGATTAAAGCGTTTTCCAATGACGTTTCGTTAAGATCCGCCATGGTGGTAGCTCTGTTAGCTAGGGTTCCACCGTGAGCAAGGGGGTGATCTGTGGCAATCAATGATTTGCCGTCACCGCCTGCAAAGCTTGAGCTAAACGCATTATTCAATACGTTAGCAGCTTTAACCTGCTTGGTGTGTGCCATGCTTCTTGCAAGAGCCTTTGTATAACGAGCGCCAAGCCTGTCATAAAGGTTGTCTTCTACCGCTTCCTCAGTCAAAGAAAACGCAAGAGCTACTGTTTCGTGAGTGTAACGAGCCGTGAAACCTTCACTAGCGCTGTCGAATTCAACGCCTTGGCCTTCTTCTTTAACAGAAGCATTGCCAAAGCCAACGATCAGCACTTCTTCTTCAAACGCTCTGTCTGAAGATTCGGTATCAAAGATCTCAGCATGTTCGTTTTCATAACGATCATACTCCATGCCAAATAAGGCATTAAGACCGGGCTCAAGTTCTTTCGCTAGTTGTGCGCGTGAAATTGCCATCTATTCAGCCTCCTATTACGCTAAACCAACTGCTTTAGCACCAAACAGATGATTCTGTATGGTAACAAGCACGTTGGTATTGGCTGTACTTACATCTGAATTTTCAGGATCTTGTGAAATATCCAGGGCTTTTACTGGCAATGTCGCTGTTGTAGCTCCGGTAGAAACATCAAGTTCTACATAAGAAATACCGCTTGCGGTGCTTCCTGTTCCAGTGTTGTCAACAATATCGAAATTACCAAACAAGTCAGCAACAGGGAAAGCCGCATCAGCTTGCATCTCGAACACATCCATAGGACTGTCGTAGATAAAAGCTACTGCATCAGTGGCCGCATTTCCGGGCCAGTAATTGCTCCATGTAGGCTTGCTTGTGGTTGGATCAGTATAAAAACATCCGTTAAATACGCCAACAATGAGAGCGCTGGTAGCACTACCACCGTCTGCTCTAGCGATCCTAGTAACAATACCGCCAGTATCTTGAGTGACAATGTCACCCTGATATATGTTGGTAGTGTTGGTCGCTGCAGCAGTCGTTAGTCTATAACGAGACTGTCCTGAAGAGTTATAATTACCCTGCAGGTTACGCACATAACGAAGTCCAAAAGGCGTGTCTTGATTTGCCATTCTTCATTCTCCTATAACACAATCAAAAATTAATCGTTTTTACCAGAAGCACCAAATGTAACTTTACTTTTACGGTCATTAGAAATCGGCATGCGAGGATCGTTTTCACGCATTAAATTATTATCGACAGCTTTCATCTGATTTTCAGTCTGCTGTTCGTAATAAGCGTTTCGTTCATCTACCGTTTCTTTCGGTATCTTGGCAAGAATCAGACCACCAACGCCCACAGTTCCAGCGTGTTTTCCTTCTTCAACTGTAGGCAAATCGTAGCCTTCAACTTCAGACGGATGCACAGGCTCATAACCTTCCTGAAACCTTTTGTGTACATTGGTCTTGTCATCCTCATTTCTAATATGAGTTCTTACCCACCGATAAACCATTCCAGGCGGTGGCTCTGGTGTTTCCAAGGCTTGAGGCGGCTTCCAAGGTTGCCGTGCCGCTTTCGTACTCCTAGAGCTTTGACTTCTAGGGGCTCTGTTCGATCCAGCTTTCTTTTCTGTCATGATGCCTCTAACCTCATTTTCTGTTTTGCGTATTCCTTGAACGGCACACCCAGCTTCTTGGCTAACGCCTGTTCACTAGGGGTCAGTTCAACCCTACGATCTTTTTGACTGCGTCCATTTCCTGTTGTGCGCGTACCGGAAACTACGGTTTGGACGGGTTTTCCGCTGTTTCCTGCGTTGCTTGACGCTTGGAACCTGTTTGGAAGTTCTTCGCGTAATTTATTGTCAAGTTGAGAATAGTATTCATCAGACTCTAAGTCAATGCCAGTTTGTGCTAAGTCTTGATGTATTGCCATCGCAACATTAGTCATTATCTTATCGACACCAAACCATTCATTCTTTTGCGCCCAGTTTTGTGCTTTCTTAGATGGTTCTGCGTACTGCGGTTGGGCTGGTGATTGAGAATATTTTGGTTCTTGATAATTTGGAAACTCTTCTCTTACTTTATTTTCTGCTTGATTATATGAATCAAGTTCTTGTTCGTACTTCTCAAGATCTCTTTTGTATTGATTTAGTGCGCCTCTATCAGACTCTGCTCTGGCTAACTGCTGTTGAGCTTCAACCATCAAGTCCTGATTGCCTGACTCATATGCAGTTTTAAGTGCTACCTTTGCAGCATCGACTTGCGCATCAACCCTGCCTTCAAACTCATTGCTGTAATTCTTTGATATAGCAAGATTTTCTTTAGCAGTAGTTTGATTGCTTAACTGTATTTGAGTAGAAAGTTTTTTGTTTTCTTCCTGCAATTGTTTAGCAAATTGAAGTGCTTGAAGTTCTTTGCGTTGAAATTCTTTAGCCTGTTTAACCGCTTGGTTTATTCGGCCTTGAGCTTTCTTAGCTTCTTTCTCAACTTCAGAAAGTTCTACATCATCTTCGCCAAGCGCACCTTCTTCAAAGTCATCTTTAACTTTGTCATCTGTGATTGGCGCAACGTCTTTTAAATCATCTTCGTCTAAATCAATAAAAGTAGAACCTTCTTGAATCTCATCAACTGATTCTCTTTTATGTTCTGGGACTGCTGCTTTTTGAATGTTATCGTCATTCAAGTTAGATAGTGCTTCACTTAAAGTTTCTTGCTCTGACATAATTTACCTCACAACGCTTTAATATCATCGGGATCTAGAATAGTGCCAATCACTTCATCATCATTGATGATTCGTACTTCAGCATCGTCTTCTAGAGAAAAACGAGCGCCAGCATATCTGCCGATTAGCACCCAGTCACCTTTCTTGCACCAAGGGACACAAGCAAATTTGCTTTCATCCTGATAGGCAAGAGGTCCGACTTTAAGCACATAAGCGACAACGGTAGCTAGGCTTTCACGATCAGTTGTCTGTTTGGTTAACAGAATCCCTGCATCTGTTTTTCCTTTCCCTTTGTAAGGTAATACAAGTAAACGCCATCCCACAGGATTTGGCATTCTTTCAATCAGAGATTTATCAAGAACAGTTGGGTCCAAGATCTTACTCTCTTCTGGTATGTATGCGTCCGTTAAGGACGGTTTTGCGACAGTATCTGTTGCCAGATCACTCATCGAAGTCTCCTTCACTTTGCAGCGCTTTCTTTAGCTCGTCCTGCAGGGTGCGAAGCGCAGACAATTCACCCATGACGAATCGATAATCCTCCATGTCTTTGATGTTACCGCTTGAGATATAACTTACTCTGTCTGACTCAAGCTGCTTTATCTTCTCATGTATGTAGTTTGCTAAGTTTACTGAATCCATTAACTGGCTGTACCGCCTTCATCTTCTTTGCCTACAACGTCAGCCATTCCAAAATAATTAGCTGGAGCCATGCCTATGATATTAGAAAGAGATGGATTAGGAGAGCTCATGCCAGCATAAGGCATAGCAGGTGCTTCTCCGAAATACCCTTTGTATTCAGGGTTTCCATAGTTTCCGCCATAACTTGTGCCTTGTCCGCCATAACCAGCATAACCTTTGTTAGGCTGTTCAGGCATAGGTTGTCCACCTTCTTCTCCTCCTACTCCGGCCATAAAACCAGGGAATCCAGATGCTTCTATCGCTTGTCTGTAAGCTCCGCCAGTGGCCTCTTGATTAGGATTGTATCCAAGTATTTGTTTCAAAAGAGATTCTATACCTGACCCTGATTCAGCACCTTCCATTTCGCTTAATGTCTGAAGCGCTCTTCCTATGGTTGGTGTATAAGTTCTACCTGCATCTGTAGCAACGCTACTGCCTGCAGAAATTGGATTACCTGCTCGATCAAGGATGCCTAATCTATTAGCTACTCTTCGATAAATACCAGAATTAGTCAGCGCTCTTTGATCTTCTGTTAGTTCAGAAGATCGACCGGATAAAATCTTTTCAATTACATCCCTTGCGCCAGATTCGTCCGCTACACCGATTTGTCCGTAAAGAATTTCAAGAGGGCTCATGGCTTCTCCACCCTCATTCATACGCATGACTTTACCGGGCATCATAGGCATTGAAGGTCTATCAGAATCGGATTTCAATCCGCCAGATTCCATTAAATCAAACAGTCTTTCGCCATTTGGTCCAACTACTGGGTTTATTCCGCCTCCACCACGAGCTACGACATCTTCGTAGCTTTGTCCTCTTGGTCTAGGAATTCCTCCGCTTAATTTATCTCTAAGCATATCCATCATTTCTTTAGGAGATCGTTTAGATTCTGGTGGTCTAGTTCTTCGACCTGATCTTCCTTTAAAAATATCTTCAATAGTTTTGCTTTTGGGAGATGGTCTAGTTGGCATGTCTGGAGTTCTGCCTATTGGTCCTCTTGGTTCAGGAGATCGGCCCCCTAATCTATCAATAAGTTTACTAAGATCAATTCTATCTCCACCACCCCTTCTTGGCATGTCAGGCATGTTTCTTTCAGGCATTGGCCTAGGCATATCTCTTCTAGGCATTGGTCTGGGCATTCTATCTCTCAGATATTCAGGAAGGTCTGTAATTACAGTCATTTAATAAACTCCTGAGAACTTAGTGCCTCTCAATGCTGCACCACCGCCCCTAGCTTTACCTTTCCCCATACCGGGACTTGAAGACGCATTGGTGGGCTCTTGCTTAATCTTCGCATAGTCCACTCTGCCTTGATCTTTAATAGTGAATCCGTCTTTCTCTACTTTATTCGTCATGATTAGTTCCCGAAAAAGTTTTTAGTCATTTTCTCAGCAAGGTTACCCATCTGTACAGCCTGCTGAAGTTTTAATCTATCTTGCGCAGTTTGATCTTTCATCTCCGCAATATCAACCTGTATGTCGTTTCTTTCTTCTGAAAGTTCTTTTTGCGTATCAAGACGTTCTTGATCAAGACCAAATCTCTTCTCTGCTTCTTCTGCTTTGCGTTCTACGTCAGCGGCTTTGATGTCTAACTCTTCTCGCCTTAAATCAATCAAAGGATCTTCTGGTTGTTTAGGTTCAAACGCAGGTGATATCTGATCTACTAGCTCTGCGGTAATCTGTGCAACCTTTGTTTCCAGCACTGCCTGCATCTGTTGTTGCATCTGCTGCATCTGAGGATTAGGTTGCTGTGGTGGCATACTTGGCATTTGTTGTGGCGGCATACCTGGCATACCAGGTGGTCCGGGCATCTGTTGTTGTTGCATCATTTGCATTTGTTGTTGCATTTGCATGATCTCTGGATCTTGTTGTGCTTGGTTTCTTGCCATCAAATCTATGTGTGCGTAGATATGTGCCATGACCAATCCTTGTATCTGAGGATTCGTCTGACAGACAGCAGAGTTATAAAATGATAAGTGAATCTGTATGTGCGCCATATGATCTTGATCAGGGAAAGGCGTAGCAGGTTGCATCGCTACAAATCCTGCATTTTCTAATGCGGCAGCTACTGGCTGTGGCTGTGGCGGAGGCGGTGGGGGCGGCAGTATCTGATCTACCTGCTGTATTCCCATCGCTTCATACATACGCTTATATGCGTTGTATATGCCCATCGGACCATGTATTTCTGGTGCTGCCTGCACCATTCTCAACATTTCCTGCGCCATCATCACACGCTGACTCATAGAGAAAATGTTGGGATCACTGACTGGTATGATATCTATCCGGTCATCAAAGTCAGACTGCTTAACGGTCTGATCGCCATTCGCTGTCATATACGGATATTGCGGTGGCAGATAATCTCTGAATAAACCTGCTAACAGATTAAATTCTATCCGCTGTGAATAATGCAGTCGTTTGTGAATCGCACTCATCACACGGCTACCGCGCTCAAGTAAGGCTACGGTTGTACCGACAGGCGCTTCTTGATTACCATCTCCTATCTGCATGTCTCCGATAGAAGCAAAGCGTCTGCCTGCATCAACGAGCATGCCCAACAAATTAAGTAACGTACCGCTTGGCTCCTTGAAAGGTAACGGCATCAATGCTTCACGCAATGACCCACCGGGTGCGTCCATGTCCCTGAACTCACCGGGCTGGATAGGCACATCGTCATCTCGAATACGGATGCCTCTGGCCTTAAAACCTGCAGGTAGGTTGGACAGTGTGCCTGCGTCAATCAACTGCCTGAGTATTGAGGTAGCACCTCTAGACAGACCGCCAATCATATGCGTCAAGCCGAATCCGTAGAACCCTACCCCAGGTAAGAACTTGTAATGAACAAAGTAATCTATTCTCTTACGAAGTGGATCATTCTGGTTGTAGTTTCTGCGAATAGATAAGATCGTAGATTGCTTCGGAAGAATCGTTACAATATAAGGCAACTTTATTCCTGTCTCATCACCTTCGGAATCAACGTCCTCAAAACCTGGTATGTCAAGATCAATGTGCATCTCAAGGATTTCACATTCATCAGAACCTGAATCACCTGACGGTTTAACGCCCTGTAACTCATCAATCTCTTCGTTCACACCGTCTGCGGTGTAAGACGGACTGGATCGATAAGATATGTCAGACTTCTTGTAGAATCCTGACAGTTGTAGCTTTTTAACGTCATTGATCGACATATCAATAACGTGCGTGATTCTGGTTGCACTGTCTAAACTG